GATTATAGTGGCTATGATGTCACGAACCCTTTCGACATAGCTAAAGCTGCTGCTACAGTGGTTTATGAGCTTTGTGCAGAATTAGGGTACAACGAGTATTCACTTGCAATATTGCAAAGCGTACTTACGGATGGAATTTTTACAACTGTATGTATGAATGGTGATATATTCACGAAAGTAGGATTACAACCTTCTGGTAAATATGGAACGGCTGAGGACAACTCTCTGAGAGTCTTCTACTATTTGTATATGCCTGGAACTTCCACTTTGATAGATTGTACCATGAAGGCAAGATAGACCACATTCCCGATTTCTTTGAGAATGTACGTATGGTCACCTATGGTGATGATGTGTTAGGTGCTGTCAAGCCCGAATATATTGATTTGTTTAATAACGTTGTGTATGCAAGCTTGTGCAAAGAGCTATACAACATGACTTTTACACCTGCCGCAAAAACAGGTGAATTAGTACCCTATATGACAATCGATGAAGTTAGTTTTTTAAAAAGAACTTTCGAAAAGAAACAAGGAAATGACTATTATTTTGCACCACTAACTCTCTCATCTGTAGAGAAGACTATTAGTTGGGTCATTCCTTCCAAATCAGTTACTGAAGAAAATCAGATTGTATCTGCTTGTACTTCGTTCATGACGGAATGTTTTTTCCATTGTGATACTGAAGATCAGTATATTGAGCTTAGAGATTTTGTGAATGATGTCCTTAAAGAAGCCTATTTAGGCGAGGACTATTCTCATAATTTCAAGTCATTTCAAGAACTCCAAGAGGTTTATGTGCCTGTGCAAAGCGGCAGCACTATTAACCCGAGTCTTGATGACTGACAATTAATTTTGTGGGAAAGGCTAGTTAGCCTTATTACACGTAGCTGGCGCCCCTATAATTGGCCACTACAAAGCTTTTCGCACAACAGTCCCATTCAACTGTTGATGTTTATTTACCGAATGAAAAAGAAAAATTTAACCGAATTGTTGTCTTTGAGAGACAAAATTAGTTTAGAACTATCGGAAATTGAAGGAACCCTCTATGATGAAGAAAAGGGTGCTCTTCCCCTCAATGTCCTTGCATTTAACACAAATTTGTGTATAGTGCCCGGCTTAGTGCGATCTAATCGTGCGCGTAAAGCCGTGTTATGTAGAAGAGCAGATATATTGGCCACCTTGTCTTATATAGACTACCAATTATCACGCAATTTTAGGATTTCTCCTGAAAGTGCACCTATGGACGGAGCTGACGCAGGGTCAGTTCAATCTGGAACGATGAACCAGAACGAGAATGTCGGAGACATTACTGGTGATATCATTGTAGAAAGATCACTTGGTGAATCAAAATCCATAGAAACAGGTCAGAGAAGTACTCTTCGTGAGGACAGTTTTCTGGACCGCCCCGTTGAAATCGCTACAGGAACGATTACAGTGGGAGGCGCTTTAAGTGCCGAATATGATGTGTGGGATATTATTACAAAACACCCTAGCGTCAGAGCGAAAATCAAAAATTATGCATTTAGTCGTGCCAATTTAGTATTGAGAATTGCAGTAAGTGGCAGTCCATTCCATTCAGGACGATTGTTAGCTGCTGTGTGTCCTCATGCGGCAAAGAATGCTAATCTAATTGCTCATGCAGCAAATATTGCAGTGGATGCATCATATAGACCACTATTGTTGAACTATTTGAGTCAGCAAGAAGGAGCTGTAACTATTGATGTTCGCGCAAATGAACCTATAGAGATAGAA